ATTACAACCAGAAGAATTCCAAGTGAATTTAGAGCTTTGTAAAAAAGACTACGTTCAAGATTGGGAAGCAGTTCAAATGGGATATTCAGCAATCAACGAAACTTTACCTCCTTCATTCTCTGATTTCTTAATCGGACATGTATCAGCTAAAGTTGCACAGAAAATGGAAAACAATATCTGGACAGGAACTGACAGCAACGATGGAGAGTTCGCTGGATTTATAACTACATTAGGAGCAGATACTGATGTAAATGACGTAACAGGTACAGCATCAACAGCAGCTAACATTATTGAAGAATTAGGTAAAATTGCTGATGCAATTCCTTCTGCAGCATATGGTTCAGAAGATATGACTATCTACTTACCTTCTAATATGTATAGAAACTACGTAAGAGCATTAGGTGGATTTGGAGCATCTGGTTTAGGTGCAGCAGGTACTGATAACAAAGGTACACAGTGGTACTCAAAAGGAGCAGGTCTTCAGTTTGATGGTATTCCAGTTGTATTAGCACAAGGTTTATCTAGCAATGACGCAGTTGCTGCAGAAAAATCAAACTTATTCTTCGGTACAGGTTTATTATCAGATCACAACGAAGTAAAAGTATTAGACATGGCTGATCTTGATGGTTCTCAAAATGTAAGAATCGTAATGAGATTTACTGCTGGTATTCAGCACGCAATCGGATCTGACATTGTATTATACGCAACAGCGTAATTAAAGATTGTATAACATAAGAAAGGGTAGGTAGCTAAACTGCCTACCTTTTTTTTTAAAATAAAAATAATATGGCTTGTGATTTAACTAAAGGAAGAAAAGAACCTTGTAAAGACGTAGTAGGTGGAATTAAAAATATTTATATTTCTGATTTCAGTGACTATACAGCTGTTACTTACGTTACTGATACAGATGTAGTAGATAGCGTAGGAACATCAGTTGCTAGTTTTAAATACGAAGTAAAAGGAAATTCTTCATTTGAACAAACAGTAAATGCTTCTAGAGAAAACGGAACAACTTTCTTTGAGCAAACATTAAATCTTACACTTAAAAAACTTACAAAAGAGGATAACAAAGAGTTAAAATTATTAGCTTATGGTAGACCTCACATTGTTGTTGAAGATTATAATGAAAACCTATTTATAATGGGATTAGAAAACGGAGCGGATGTAAGTGGAGGAACAATAGTAACAGGAGCAGCAATGGGTGACCTTTCAGGTTATACATTAACGTTCACTGCACAGGAAAAAGTTCCAGCAAACTTTATAGAATCAGCTGCAGATGTAGATACTGCATTAACTAATGCTGGGTTTGCTACTCCAACTGAAGGAACTAACTCTTAATAATCCTTTGAATTAGATAAAGAAGGCACTAATTGGTGCCTTTTTTTATGCTTAATAATTAACAAAATAACATTTATTTTATTGTTATAATATGATAATATTACAGAACAGTTCTAGTTCTCAAACGATAAATTTTATTCCAAGAGAATACGAAGCATCTGACAGCAACATTTATAACATATCAATTATAAATGAAACAACAAACTCATCAGTATATGATGAAGATACAAATACATTTACTTTACTAGATTATTACTATCAGTATTCAGATGTATTTACGTTAGTGGAAGATACGTTTTATACACTAACAATTAAAAAAAGTGGAAATGTTATTTATAAAGATAAAATATTTTGTACTAATCAAACTGTAACAAATTATTCAGTAAATAATAACGAGTATGAACCACAAGAAACAACAAACGATTTTATAGTACTATAATATGGAGAATCTACACATAGTAAATTTATCAGAATATAATAAACCTAAAATATCAGAAGATAAACATAGGGATTGGGTTAATTACGGAGAAAACAATGATTACTATTCTTACTTAATTAATTTATTTATTAATTCTGCAACAAACAATGCAATTATTCAAGGAATATCGCAATTAGTATATGGTAAGGGATTAGATGCAACAGATAGCTCACAAAAGCCAGATGAGTATGCTGCAATGAGATCTATTTTTAAAAATGAAGATTTAAGAAATGTAATTCTAGATTTAAAACTATTAGGAGAGGGAAGTTTTCAGGTTTTATATCAAGATGGTAAAGTAGTAAAGTCAGAGCATTTCCCAAGACAAACATTAAGAGCTGAAAAATGTAATGATGATGGAGAAGTTGAAGCTTACTATTATTTCCATGATTGGAGCAAGATAAAAGCAAATAGTAAACCTAAAAGAATAGCTGCTTTTGGATTTGGTAATGGTAAAGAGCCAGAGATTAAAATTGTAAAAAGATATGTAAGTGGATATGATTATTATTGTCCAGTAGATTATCAAGGAGCATTAGCTTATGCTGAATTAGAGTCAGAAATATCAGACTATTTAATCAATGATGTGCAAAATAATTTTTCAGGAACTAAAGTTGTTAATTTTAATAATGGCGTTCCAGATAGAGAAAAGCAAATGCAGGTTAAGTCAGATGTAATGAATAAGCTTACAGGAGCAAGAGGAGAAAAAGTAATTATAGCATTTAACAACAACGCAGAAAGCAAAACAACAATAGATGATGTACCTTTAAATGATGCACCAGCACATTATCAGTATTTATCTACAGAGTGTTCAAATAAACTTATTATAGGGCACAGAGTAACATCACCATTACTTCTAGGTATAAGAACAGAAAATAATGGACTAGGATCAAACGCTGATGAAATTAAGACAGCTTCTTTGTTATTTGACAACGTTACAATAAAGCCTTATCAGGAGCTTTTAATTGGCTGTATAGACTCTATACTCGCAGTAAACGAGATAAGCCTTAATTTGTACTTTAAAACGCTTCAGCCGCTTGCTTTCATAGAAACAGATAATGCTGTAACAGACGAAGCAAGAGAAGAAGAGACAGGAGTTAAATTAGCAGAAGAAAGACCAGATCTTACAGATGATATGGGTGATGATTTTCTAGCAGAGTTAGAGGGAGAGATCATGGAGGATTATGATCTTATAGGAAAGAGAGAGTATTCTGAAGAGAACGAAGGTTTAGAAGAATGGAAACAAAAAGTAATAGATGGTGATTTAGAACTTGAATCAGTTAAGTCTAAACCATCAGATGAAAGTACTTTAGATAAAAGCGTATACAAAGTAAGATATGCTTACGAAGAAAAATACACTAGCGGACAATCAAGAAAGTTTTGTTCTACCATGATGAAAAGAACAAGAAATGGTGTTGTGTATAGATTAGAAGATATAGATAAAGCTTCAAGAGCAGGAGTAAATAAATCATTTGGACATAAAGGACAATCATATGATCTATTTAAATATAAAGGAGGACCAAACTGTGGTCACCTGTGGGAAGAAAGACTTTATAAATTAAAAAAGAAAAAAGATGGAGAATACTATGAAGATAAATCTTTAGCAAGTAGCAAAGAAGTAGATAGTATTCCTAAATCTTATAAACCAAGACCAGCAGGGCATAAAAAAGCAGCAATAGCTCCTAAAGATATGCCAAATAATGGATATAAAAACCCTAGATAAAAATGGCACAAGCATTATTAATTAGTAGAAAAGATATAGTAAAGTTTACAGCAATGAATGGTAATGTTGATACTGATAAGTTTATTCAGTTTATCAAGATAGCACAAGACATTCATATTCAAAACTATTTAGGTACAGATTTATTAAATAAGATAGAGGCTGACATAATAGCAAGTAGTTTAACTGGAAGTTATTTAAATCTAGTTACAGATTATGTAAAGCCAATGCTTATTCACTGGGCTATGGTAGAGTATTTGCCTTTTGCTGCATATACACTCGCTAATAAAGGAGTATTTAAACACTCTAGCGAAAATGCAACAAACGTAGACAAAACGGAAATTGACTTTCTTATTGAAAAGGAAAGAAATTTAGCCCAGTACTATACGGATAGATTTATTAGCTACATGAGCTTTAATAATGACAGTTTTCCAGAATACAAGAGTAACTCTAACGAGGATGTATATCCTGATAAAGATGCTAGTTTTGAGGGATGGGTATTATAAAGAAAAAATACAAACCAAAAGCCTATAACATGCAAAGATTAAAAAAATACATTATAGACTTGACAAAGAATAACAAAAAATTAAAAAACTTATTGTAATAGTATGTTTGGAACAATATATGACGTATCGTGGTGGGGAAATGTAAATGAAGAAAATGGATGGGGTATAATATACCCTTTTGACGCTGACGGTTCGTATTTTAGAGCAGACACAACGCTAGTATTAGCAAGCAGCACATTATTTACAGCAGATAAAACATTATATTAATTATGGCAAAACAAACGATAAATATAGGAACAACAGCAAATGACGGAACAGGAGATCCAATAAGATCCGCATTTGATAAAACAAATGATAACTTTACAGAGTTATATGACGGTGCTGGTGTAGCAGATGATTCAATAACATACTCTAAACTAGCAGAGGAATTCACAACGATTGATCCTCTTACAGCAGGAGCAACAGTAGATATAGATTTTACAGACGCACAAGTTTATACACTTACAATAACTGAAGCAACAGAAATAACATTTAGTAGTGTATCAACAGGAATGGTTAAAGACATTATAGTAACAGGAGACTTTGCATTAACACTGCCAACATCTTTAAAAGAGATAAGCGGTACATATGATGGAACAGTTTCAAATTTAATACAAGTAGTATCTACAAATGGAGCTACTGAACAATGGGGTTCAATTTCACAAGAAGCAGTATAATATGAAAGCAGTAAACAACAACGGAATTATCACAACGTACCCAGACGTACCAAAATCATTTAGATCTTCAACAGGTCATCATTTAAATGCGAGAGCTATGTCAGCTGATGCATTAAGAAGTGCTGGACTATTTGATGTAATCATAGACGAAAGTTATGACTCAAGAATACATACACTTGGAGAAATATATTTTGATTCAGCTTCATCAGTGTTTAGAAAAGATACTGAAGATATAACTTGGAGTGAAACATTAGCAGAATTAAAAGAAAAAGCAATCAATAACTTTAAAGCACGAATAGGAAACGAACTTGCAAAGACTGACTGGTATATAATTAGAGAAGCAGATAATGGAGAAGATGTACCAGCAGATGTTGTAGATGCAAGAGTAGCTTTAAGAGAATTATCAGAGACAGTTGAATCAGAAATCAGTGCATTAACTACTAAAAAGAAAGTTAAGACATACGATTTCCCTAATATAGATTAAATATGGCTGTAAATAAGAGATTATTACAGGGAGCTGCGGCAGCACCAGGAGGATTAGTACCATCAGAACACTTTGGGGTCGTATTATACGAAGGAGATGGTTCTACATCACATTCTATTAACGGAGGTAAGTTTGGTGCAGGTGCTTATTTTAATGGAGGTAGTTCTATTGACACAGGAATATCTACAACTAATTTTGTTAGCGATTTAAATGATAGAACAGTAGATTTTTCTTTTTCTTTTTGGACTCAAATACATAGTTATCCACAAGGCGATAATACAATTTTTTATATAGGTAACTATAATGTTTATTCTCCAAGCTATGCCGCTATAATACTTGATTTTAGAAGTGCAAGTAAAAAAATTAGGTTTACACATCAAACACAATATATAGAATCAACAAGTACTTTTAATGCACCAATGACAACTTGGGTTCACGTTGCGGCAATAAGAGATAATTCTGTATTAAAATTATATATAAATGGTTCACTTGAAGCAAGTGTAACCTTGACTGCTGACACTCAAGTATCATCATCAACAACTTTAGATATAGGAGGATTTCAATTTGGTAGCGGAACAGTATATAGTGGATTAGAGGGTAAAATTGACCAAGTAAGAATATTCACTAAAGCTCTATCATCATCAGAAGTTTCAACACTATATGCAGAAACAGTAGAAACAGTAGAATCATTAGACCCACTATCAGAAGATACAACAGACACACTACAAGTACTTGGCGATAGTTCTTGTGTTGCTACTTATAGATTTGAAAATGATGAAACAGATTTAAGTGGGAATTATGATGCAACAGGAGCTGCGATTCAATATGCAGCAGGAAGATATGGACAAGCAGCAAGTTATGATGGTAGTAATTCTAAAGTTTCAATATCTGCATTAGGGTTTTTAACAGGTGATGTAGATTTCTCTGTAAGTATGTGGGTAAAGTTTGATAATGTATCAGGTGATAAATGTTTATTTGCACAAGGAGCTAATGCAGGAACTTTTCAAGCAACAGGGTATATTGTTAGAGGTAACAATCAAGTTTATCATAATAATTATGGTGCTGCTGATTTCTTTTCAGGTTCATTTACTTTTAGTGCTGACGTTTGGACTCATATAGCTTTTAGTTATAATTCTACAAGTAATGTACATACAATGTATATTAATGGTAGTTCTGCAGGTACATTAACAAAAGAAATAGCATTACAATCAAATAACACAGGGGGCTGTATAGGTGCTGACCAATTAGGTGGAACTAAATTTAAAGGTGAAATAGACCAAACAAGAATATTCAACAAAACATTATCAGCAAGTGAAGTAACTACATTGTAT